TGCAGATCGGTGGTGCGGGGTACTTGCGCGCTCCGCGTCCGCGCTCGCCCCACTGCATCACCGCGATGAAGGGCTTGCCGGCGTTGGTGTAGCGTACGACGAGCCCGGCGCGATGCAGCTCCTCCAGCGGTGGCGCGTCGATGCGCCCGAGCGGGTACGCGCGCGATGCGATGATCGCTGGCCGACCGTCGAAGCACCCGTAGTCGTCGACGACACTGATGAGCCGGTAGAAAAACTCGCGCGCATCGAGCGAGCACGCGTTCCAGCGGTCTGATCTCAGCAGCGCTTCGCGCAGGTAGCGGTCGGGCACGATCGCCTCACGCCGCCGCGGATTCAGGAATGTCTGAGGTGATCTCGATGTTGCCGAAGCGCTCGGGGACGTGCAGGTCGAGCAGTGGATCGGGCTTCGCCTTCACGCCGCGCAGCTTCGCGTAGTGCCAGTCGAAGTCCTCGCACAGATCCTCGGCGCGCACGAGCCCGTAGCTCGCCTGCTCGATCCTGATGGCGATCGCCGGCTGCGCCTTGCGGATCCCGAGGGCGAGCTGCACGAGGTACTGGACGCTCGTGCCACAGCGCTTGGCGAAGCGCTTTCTCGCCTTGACGGTGTTGCCCACGCCGGCAGCTCGGCTCTCCTCGCGCAGGTAGCGATGCAGCGACTCGACGCGTACACGTTCACGTGGGGCGATGTCGCTGTTGATCTTGGCTTTGCGCTTGGGCTTGATCATGGATGTCGCTCCTGCTCGAAGCCGATTATTTAGCGCTCGTCGAATCAAGATTGCAAATTTATTTTGTTGGTTCCCGAACACTCCCGAGCCCTCCTTACGGCTCCCGAGAACTGTTAGCCATGGCTATTGACATTGGCAAGGGATGAAGCGCATGCTTGCGCCCCATGTCGAAGCAGACGCAGTACGGTTATACGCTTGGCGGATACCGAAGCTCTCGACATCCAGCCGAGGCAGCGGCGCAGTTCACAGCCGCTCTCAATCCTGTTGTCCGCACTACCACCCGGGAGGTAGGTCCACCATGAGCAGATCAGCGGCAAAGCGTCGACCGACGATGAGGGCGATTCACGCCATTCGTTTGGAGAACCTGAAGAGACTGATCGAAGAGCTGTACGATGGCAATGGAGCTGCGGCTGCAAAAGCGATCAACCGCTCGACCACGTTCCTGTGGCAGCTGGTGAACGAGAAGCGCATGATCGGCGAGGAGACTGCGCGGCATATCGAACAATCGCTCGGGCGCAAGCACCTGTCGCTCGACAACGATCGCGGTGGCGTGCTCAAGCAGAGCGTCGAGCTGACGGTCGTTCAAGATGATGGTGCGCGGCAAACATTCCGGTTGACACCTGTAGTCGAGTTCACGCTCGGGCTCAACAAGAAAATCCGGGGCCGCTATCGGCCCTGCCCAATACCATGCTCAGGAGGGACTGTGGCAACCCGAGTACCAACCGATTCACTCTCGCCCGTGCTCACCAAGGGCGACTGGGTCTACATCGAGCAGGAGATCGACAAGTCGCAGATCAAAGATGGCAGCGTGTACCTGATCGAAGTGCGTGGGGTGAAGGTGCCCCTGTTTCGCATCGCGCAGCGTCGCGAGGATGGTGAGTGGCGCTTCATCGTGTTGAAAGGTGATGAGCCGGCGATCGACAGCGAGCGCGTCACCTCGGTGAAGCCGGCGATACAGATGGGGCGAGATCTTCCATGACCTATTACCCGCAGCTGCCCAAGCGCAAACCCGTGAGGATGAAGAAGCGCAAGGGCAAGCGCGGTGGTAAAATGCTGGCCGCTCAATTGAGGTGCGTTCGCGCACTTCTCCTAGGTTGAGCACTGCGCCCGGGGCTCACCGCCTCGGGCGCTTTCACGATGACCTACCAGATCAGCGGACGAGACTACAAGGGGCGAGAGTTCACCGCCGGCATTGTCACGTCGATGGGGATCGTGACTCGCGCCGCGCCGATTCTGAAGTTCATGCGCGGCTGGCCGGCGTCGAAGGTGCGCGAGCACTGCCAAGTGTGGGGCTGGGCGCTGCGCGATGCCGGCGTGGTGGACGTCGAATGATGGCACGCGGTCGACGCGACGAGGAGCCGCGCACTCGCGTTGGCATCTGCTGCGGCGCGAAGTGCCTGAAGAAGTACAATCGCGAGGGAGCGCATCATCCCGACGTCGCGCTGTATCGCGTGTGGCCGATGTACCGCTACCGCTGCCGCACCTGCTACAAGCTGGAGACGGGAGGTTACCCGTGAAGATGAAGATGAAACCCGAAGAGCACGAGCGCGCGTTGATCGATCACCCGACGAGCGATGCGGTGCTCGCGCACGCTGCGCTGCTGATCGCCGGGGCGATTCAGGAACAGACCGAGCAGCTCGTGTGCTTGGGCGGCGACATCAAGCTCGTGCGCGAGCAGCTGGAGAGTCTGAGGCTCGAGATCAGCCGCGGGACCGACGTCAGAGCGAAGCTGCCGCGATGATCAAGGTCTTCACCATCTCGCACATCCCGAAGCACCTCGCGCAGGAGTGGCTGCAGCACCTGCGCAAGTTCGACGCGACGCACCCGGGCTGTCACTTCGAGGTCGGGATGGACGCGCCCGAGGTGTCGATCGCGGAGGCGATCAGCGCCTGCAGGATCGATCCAGCTCTCACCTTCACCGCGGTCTACAGTCGAAAAAAAAGGGGCCCGTAGGCCCCTAGGATGCGCGGCGAGCGCGTTACTTCAGCTCGACGATCATCACGTCGTTGTACTCGACCGCGCCTTCCCAGCGCTCCAGCTTCTTGCCGATGCGCGCCTTCGCGCTGGCGAGTTCTTCGAGCGCGGCCTTGCGGTCGCTGCCAGTGTACGGGTGCCAGCCGGCGCGCACGTAGTTCGGGTCGGCGGGCTCACGGTTTTCGGGCTTCTCCTCGATCTCGCGCGTCACGGAGAGTTCCGCGCCCGGGTTGTTCTTCTTGAACAGCTCCCAGCTGAAGCGCGAGGCCTTGCCGCGGTACGCGAGGATGTGCGTCACCGGGCGCTCGCCTTCGAGGTAGGAGCGCACGATCTCGACGCCCCACGCGCTGCCCTTCACCTTGATCAGCTTCGGGGCCTTCGCGAGCTGCTCGCACGGGATGTTCCCCGGGAGCATCTTGCTCGACCAGCTGCCGCTCGCGACGTTGTACGAGACGTAAGCCCGCGAGGCGCTCTGCCGATAGATCGCGACGCCGTTGACCACCACCTTGTGCCAGTTCTTTGCCATGTCACTTCTCCTAGTAAAGTTGAGGTGCTACAGTCGAACAATAGCACAGGATATGTGTGTGGCACAAGCATTTTGTCACGTTCCCGGAGGGGGTAAAAACCTTTATAAATCAGGGCACAGGATACGTGTGGAACCGTGACTTAATGCTTGCCCGACACACATGATACGTGCTATCATTCTCCTCGTAGTTTGATCAATCAACCTAGGAGAAGCAGACATGGGCAACAGGAACCTACTGGCAGCAGCCAAGGCGTGCGGCAAGCTCGTCGTGGTGCGCGTCCCCGAGCAGCGCGTGAAGACTCTTCGCGAGGCCTGCATCGCGCGCGGCATCGACCCGGACAACACCGGGGTGAAGTCGACCAAGCAGCGCTGGCTCACGATCGACCGCATCATCCCGGGCGTGCCCGACCGCGTGTCGCCGTCCGAGCAGCTGCGCGCTCTCGGTCGCAGCTCGTACGCGCAGAGCAACGCGCGCCGGATGTACACCCGGCAGAGCGCGGCGAACGACGCGGCGCAGATCGCCGAGGGCGGCATGGTCGCGTATCTCGCGGCGTTCCACAGGTTGAACAACCTGAAGGAGGTCGCGTGAACGCCCCGCTGTGGCAGATCAAGATCGAGGAGGGCCAGTACATGGCCGGCCTGCACACCTTCCGCTCGAAGCAGACGGCGGTTGCGTGGGCGAGCAACTGGCTCCGCGCGCGCAGCTCGTTCGGCGGGCTCGGCAGCAGCGCGCGCCTGCTGAAGGACGGCAAGCAGATCGCGCTACTCTCGATCAACAAGAAGGAGGCATCATGAGCAAGAAGCAAGTGCAGGAACCGCTACGCTCGCGCGAGCGCGCCGGGCAGACTCAGGTGCAGGCTGCTGAGTCGCTCGGCGTCGCGTGGCGTACGTGGCAGGACTGGGAGCGCGGCGTGAACCAGATGCCCGAGCAGATGCTGATGCTGTACCAGCACCTCGTCGGGCTGAAGCGCATTCCGTTCAAGGGGGCGAAGTCATGACCGAAGCTCAAGCGCAAGCGCTGATCGCGAAGCTCGCGGTCATCGAGTCGTGCCTGCTGTTCCTCACGTCCGCGGTCGCGGGCGCGTTGGTGATGTACATCGTGCTGTAACTCAACCTAGGAGAACACCGTGAACAAGGACTTTGAAGTGCGCAATGAAGGCAGCATCTTCCTGCTGCGCCCGATCACCGAGGCGGCACAGATCTGGTGCGACGAGCACCTGCCCGAGGACGCGCAGCTGTGGGGCGCGTCGTACGTGATCGAGCACCGCTACATCCGCCCGATCGTCGAGGCGCTCGTCGCCGAGGGCTACAAGTTCGACGAGCGGAGGCCGTCATGATCGTCATCGTCATCTTCACCGCGGTCGGGTTCCTGATCGGCGGCTTCACTGGCGCAGCGATCGGCGCGATCATCGGCGCGATCCTCGTGGCGGCTAACTCATGAAAACCGTCCCCATCAAAGGTCTGCCTCCGATCGAGAAGCGCCCGCGCTGCCCGAACTGCGGGAAGATCCTCGCACCGTGGACTCACGAAGAGCGCGAGCGTCGCGAGCTGCCCTCCGGCAATCCGATGAAGTCATTCGGCAAGGGAAGCTCGGGTGAGCTGATCACCTCCGGCGGGTACGAGTATGTCACCGTCAGCAAGGAGTTCAAGGGCTATCGTGGCTATGGCGCGTTCGACACGCTGCGCTGCGCCGCGGAGTTCGCGAACGCAGCGTACAAGGCCGGCTATCGCCTGACGAGGAAGTCATGAGCAAGGTCATCAAGTTCTACCTGTCCGCGCCGTACCTGCGCCGGCTCGCCGAGAGTATGAAGCCGCTCAACATGGGCGCGCGCATCGCCGACGTCATCCGCCGTGTCGAGGCGGCGAAGGAGCGCGAGCGCGAAGCCAAGCGCATCAAGCTGGTGGTCGACAACGAGAAAGAACCGTAGCTTCGCGATCGATCTCGTTGTTAACGCTGCACCAACGGCCCCGATGTCTGGGGCCGTTGACTTTTATCGCCCGCTAAGAGCAGACTAGCGCTCCGTTTCGGGAATTCGCTGTTGCTTAATTTCGCGCGGCATCGTCGCGACAGGCCAACGATGCAGCGCCTCACTCAAGGAGGCGTGATCATGTTGTCAGAACAGCAGCTCGCCGCGCGCCATTCTGGGCTCGGCGGAAGTGATGCAGCACCAGCGCTCGGGCTGTCGCCATACAAGTCGACCCTCGCGCTGTTCGTGGAGAAGCGCGATCGCCCTGAGCCAGCTCCGGAGATGCTCGCGGCGTTTCGCTGGGGCAACAAACTGGAACCGCTGATCAGGCAGGAGTACTGCGACGTCACCAAGCGCACCGTGCACTTGCCGATGGAGACGCTGCGACACAAGGAGCACGCGTTCATGCTCGCGCACGTCGACGGCATCACCAATGACGGGCGGCTGTTCGAGGCGAAGACAGCGCGCACCGCGGAAGGCTGGGGCACGAGCGGCTCAGACGGGGTGCCGCACCATTACATGCTTCAGCTGCAGCACTATATGTGCGTCACCGGGATCCCGGTCGCCGATCTCGCGGTGCTGATCGGCGGGTCCGACTTCAGGATCTTCGAGGTGCGTGAAGACCCCGAGCTGCAGCAGCTCATCGTCGAAGGCGAGTCCGAATTCTGGCAGCTGGTCGAGAAGAACCAGCCGCCGCCACCGGACTTCGACGTCGACGGGCCGATCATCGAGAAGCTGTTCCCCGGGACTGACGGCAAGATCATCGTCGCCGACGAGGGCGACCTGTCCTACTGGCGCACGTACTCGCACGCGGTCGAGTTCGTGAAGCGCTACGAAGCCGTCGCCGAGAGCACCAAGGCGCACCTGCTGTTCAGGCTGGGCAACGGTGCGCGGCTGATCTTCCCGCAAGCCGAGGTGCAGCTCGTCCGCAGAGAAGTCAAGCGCAAGGAGTACGTCGTTCCCGCGAGTTCTTACATCGACAGCCGGTTCACCAAATTAAAGGAGGTATCGTGAAGAAGAAGCAGCACTCGAATGCGTTGAGAAGTGTTCGGAAATTTTTCCCCAAGGTCGAGAAGGTCGTCGACGCGGACGAGCAGATTCTGTTCCACGTCACGAAGAGAGACGCGAAAGAGGGAGCGCGAAAGGACCACGCGAACTGCGCGGGGGCGCGCGCGCTGGTGCGTGAGCAGCATGCGGACGGTGCCGTTGTTGGCAAGAGCGTCACCTTCGTGGTTCACGAGAACGTCGCGACGCGCTACCTGACCCCGGTGTCGGTGAGTCGCGAGGTCGTCTCCAACGATCGCGCCAGTGAATTCGAGCCGGGTGAGTATCATCTCTCGCCGCCGACTCCCACCGCACGCCTAGGACACTTGCGCGAGCGCGATCCGCATCGCAAGCAACACGGCAAGACGCAGCGCAACAGCAGACACATCCACCTGACCGACAACGTCCGCACCAGTCTCGGAGCAAGGAACTGATCATGACAGAAGCTCAAGCAGTAGCGAATCCCTTCACGAGCGCGCCGATCGCCGCGCGCCCGGGCAACGAGGTCACCGCGTCGATGGGGTCCGCGCGCGAGATCGCAGAGGTCCAGAGCGCGATGGTGATGGCGCGTCGCTTCCCGCGCGATGAGGTCGCGATCGTCGATCGCATCCTGCAGGCCTGCACGCGCCCGAGTCTCGCGGCTGGAGCGCTGTACGAGTATGCCCGCGGCGGCACCGACATCCGCGGGCCGTCGATTCGACTCGCGGAGTGCATCGCGCAGTACTGGGGTCACCTCGACTTCGGCTGGCGCGTCCTCGAGGAGCGGCCCGGCGCGACCAAGGTGCAGGCCTTCGCGTGGGACATGCAGACCGGCACGCGCAGCCAGATGGTCTTCGACGTCCTGCACGAGATGAGCCTGAAGGCCGGCGGGAAGAAAATCCTACACGACCAGCGGGATGTGTACGAGCACGTGGCGAACGCTGCGAGCCGGCGCATGCGCGCCTGCATCCTGCGGGTGGTGCCGTCGGACGTCGTCGACGCCGCGGTCGAGCAGTGTGAGAAGACGCTCACCATCAAGGCCGAGGTCACGCCCGAGCGGATCCAGTCAATGCTCGCCCAGTTCGCCGACTTCGGGGTCACCAAGGCGATGATCGAGAAGCGCATGCAGCGCCGGGTGGACGCGATGACCCCCGGGCTGATGTTGCAGCTGGGGCGGATCTACACCTCCCTGCGGGACGGCATCAGCCAGCCGGAGAACTGGTTCGACCTGCCCAAGGGGCCGACAGGCTCACCAGATGAGCCTGTGGCAGCCCCGGAGCCCGCCGGCAAGCCCAGTGCCCGGGCCGCTGTCCGATCGCGGCTCCAAGCGCGTCGTGAGCAGGCTGCGGACCCTACCCCGGTGCCGGCGGATCCAGCCCCGGGGGATGAGGCCGTGTCCGATGCCCTGCGGGACGTCGCCCGGTTCGCCGCCGCCGCCAAGACCAAGGAGGAGGTCGACCGGGCAGCGAAGATCGCCCAGCACATCACCGACCCCGATGAAGCCGTCATCGCGCAGGAGCACCTCGACGCAGCTCGGGAGAGGATCGGATGAAGCTCGCGACCCGTGCAGCCCTGATCGATCGCTACGGCATGCGCCTGACGATGGAGCAGGTCGCCGAGATCCTCGGCTGGTCGACGCACACGGTCTACCAGCAGGCTGTCAACGGCTCCTTGCCCATCCGTACCTATAAGGAGGGCTCGCGACGCTACGCGAGCTACGAGGCGGTCGCAGACTACCTCGACGGCAAGGATGAGGAAGCGATGCAAGAGCAGAAAAGAAAACCGGGGCGCTAGGCCCCGGTTCGAGGGAGAGCCGCGATGCTACGCGGCGACAAGCTCACGCAGGGTAAGGCCGGGCAGCTTCACCGAGATCTTGCCGGCCTCCTTCTTCTTGTCGACGTAGGTGTCGAAGTGGATGTCGGTCTGGTGCCCGCTCACGGCCTTCGCCGCCTCGCGCCCGACCACGTCGACCATGTTGGAGATCGCCTCGCGACGCATGTCGTGAAAGCGCAGGTTGAGGAAGATCTTCGGCTGCGCCTCCAGCAGCTGCGCGTACCGCGGGTCGGTGGTGACGAGCTTGCGCAGCCGCCGGCACGCGTCGGTGAAGCGCTGCGAGATGGTGTCGGCCTTGAACGGGAAGTACAGCTTGCTCGCCCCGTGCACGACCGGCTGGCGCTCAAGGATCTCCTTCACGTCGAGCGCGACCGGCACGAGGTCATCGCGCCTGCCGTTCTCTTCGGTGCAGTCCTTGCGCGACAGCTCGATCGCGAAGCCGTTGTCGATGAACTTGATCCCGCCGCGCTCAAGGCGGACCAGCTCGCCGCGCCTGAACGCGTTGCACACCGCGACGTTCAGGATGTCGACCATCGGGATCGCAACCCGCGCGATGCCCTTCGCGTCGACCCAGCGGCCCCGGCTGCGCTTCTTGCCCGCCTTGATCATCGCCTCCTGCTCGGCGAAGAACCAGCGCAGCAGGTCCAGCTCCGCGTCGCTCGGGCGACGATCGCGAGTCCTGCTGTCGGAAATCAGCTTCAGCTTGCGCAGCTCCTTGCGCGCACCGTTGAGCGGATCGAACGGGCCGACGACCTGCCCCTTGTCGTTGCGGAGGCCCCAGCCGTTCGCGGCACCGACCGCGGTCAGCGCGAGAGTGATCCGCGCGAACTCGCTCTGGATGGTCGAGATGTGCACGCCGGCTCCTCCCTCGTTGTACTGACCGCTCTTGCGCGCGGCGCAGTACGCGCGCACGTGGGTGAAGTTGATCTCGTCGACCCGCACGGGCGCGAGCAGCGGGTGCGCCGACAGGCGATCGAACAACATCCTCATGCTCTCGGACACGGGGTTCGCCTCATCGATGCGCTGCTGCACGTACGCGCGGAACAGGTCGGGCATCAGCATGTCGCCCGGGGTCGCCTGCTGAACTTCGACCGCGGGCTTCGCCTCGACCAGCATCCGCGCGATGTACTTCTCGGCCTCGTCCTGAGTGTCGAAGGACATGCTCGGAACCTTCACGCCGTTCACGAGCCCGCGGAGCTGCGCCTGAAAGCGCACGCGCCCCTGCGGAGTCACGTACCGACGCCAGCCGCCCTTCGCGCGCCGGCCCGCCTTCTTCTTCGGCTCCTTCTTCGGCTCGACGACCGCGGGCATGTTGACGTACCGCGGGAAGTGCTCGGGCTTCGCCTTGCCGAGGTACTCACCTTCTCTTGCGACTTCGACCAACGCAGTGCTTTCGCTCTTTTCCATTGCAGTTCTCCTAGGTTGAATTACGTGTACCATGCACTGAAGACTCTCCGGACGGCTCCTTACGGCTCCTTATCCCTCGGTCTTCCACCACCTCAGGGCTGGCCCTAACTACCTGACCAACCGTGATAAACACCAGACTACACTGCCTAATTCTCGAAAGCAAGCTCAAGCTACACATCCACGTTCCGTACAAGCGCTCCCAACGCCTAACCTGCTGATTGTTAAAGAACACCTCGGAAGTCATACACCGAGCTGTGCACTGGGGCACATAGCACGCGCTAGCGGGGGCATCCTACAGGAGGTACTCTACCCATGTCCAACCGTTCAGGAGAGCACGGCATGCAGCCACTGAGAGCGGTCACACCTCTGCGCGACTTCCCAGTCGCCGAACAGCCGATCGACGACATCAAACGACCCTATCGATTGTGGAACACCGCGGAGAAGAAGCAGCTCCAGTGGGCCTTCTTCAAATCATTGAGACACGCCCACATGCGCGCGCTCTGCGAAGCAGCGTGGGCCCACGAGGACACCGTGATCGAGGTGTTCGACCTGCGCAACGGAGGCCTGCGCGGCCAGTACGCGAAGCGCGGGCAGACCATCCAATTCTGGCGCAGCAGCCACCACCTCGAAGAGAACTAACCGATGGCGAAAAAGCCCCGCACTAAGGAGCAGGTGCTCGCAGCCATCAACAAAGTCGTGAAGCTCATCGAGGGAGGGATGCAGGTTGAGAAAGCGAAACGAAAAATCGGCGTGTCGAACTCCAGCTGGGCAGCGCACCGACCGCTAACCATAGGAGGCAAACCAGTGATGAAGCGAAGAACGAGCGCAGAAGTGGACAAGCTGGTAATGAAGGCGCACGCACTCGTGAGCAGCGGCACGATGACAGTCGAGGGCGCTGCCAAGAAGTTTGGCCTCGGTCGCTCACTCTACGACAAGGTGAGGAAGCGACTTAACCTCGCGCCGCGCGGAGCGATGTCCGGATCTATGAATGCCGACATGCTGCCACCGCGGCCAGAGAAGAAGAAGCGGATGGGCTACGTGCCGATCACCGAGATGCCCGACATGAACAACGTTCAGGCGCTCGCGGGTCGCATCGGGCTGCTCGACAAGAAGCTCGCCGGAGTTGACGGCCTGCGGAAGCAGCGCAAGATCGTCGCGAAGCGATTGATGCAGCTGCTCCGCGGAGGTCGCTGATGCCGCCCAAGGGATGGAAGAAGAAGCACGTCGCCGCGGTCCCGCTCGACGATGCGCGCCGCTACAAACTGACGTCAGGGATCCCGATCCCGCCGACGTTCCACAACAACATCTTCATCCCGATCCT